TCTCATCGTGTGGTTCTACCAGTTCGATTGTACCAAAGATAACTCGCACTCGTTTACATGCCTTGATTAAGTCTTGCTGTGCTTTTGGTAAAGCCTTAAAGTCTTCAATCCAACCTGACGGTTTACCACAGTTGAAGCCACCATAGTTATCTTTCAAGTCTATGTTAAGACTGTCAGCCATAACAGTTTTGTTATAGTTAGCCTTGCCGTTACCTACAGCAGGTATGAAACGCTTGTACATAAACCTTTGCATAAAAGGTCTAATGATCGCAGACTTACCTAGATAGGTAGGACCATTAGGTACTTCTACTTTGTAAGACCCACCAGACAATGTTTCAGCATTGATAGTCTTACCATTGACCTCTACCTCACCCATTACAGGTTTGTGGTTTAGTCTGACACGTGCTAATGTACTAGCTTTCTTTGTATCAGTGACCTCACTACGCTCATTGGATATGCCCATAGCTTTAGCCATTGCACTAAAGTTATTTGTGTCTATTGTTACTACTTCATTATTCATCATATATATACCTCCTTGTATATTGTTTAAGAGTCTTAGTTATATCACGCTACGTCCTTTGTGTCAAGCCAATTTGAACCTATTTTTGCTTCAAGTAATAATGGCACATTGAAGTCTATATTCCATCGTTGTTCAATTAATTGTTTCAACACAGAGTTTGTTTTGTCTATAACCTCTATGACCTCTTTGGTTTCATTTGGGTGTACATCAATCACGATTGAATCATGTACGCTATTTACTATACAACTATTTAAATCGTTAAGTAATTTATCTATATGCAATAAAGCAACAGGTACGATGTCTGCCGTTGCTAGGGATTGCACAGGGAAATTTTTTATTTTCGTAAAGTGTGACACACTGCCATTACGTCTACGTTCTATATCAGGAAATGCAAACTCTCTGCCCGATGGAGTACGTATCTTTCCTGTGTTCAGGGCTTCCTTTGCTAATCGACTGTGCCACTGTGCAATACCCCTATACTTTTTAGTAAACTGATCGTAATACTTACCCACAGCAGGTGATCTGCCATACGAACTAGCACCATATAAGGGTGCGAAGGTATGTTCCTTCCCGGCTTGGCGAGAAGTAGGCTGACCTGCATCTGTAATTACTTTGGCTGTGTAGGCATGAACATCAAAGCCTGTAGCTACCTCGTCCATAGCCACTTTGTCTTGCCCTAAAAAAGCAGCAACCCTAAACTCTAGCTGTGCAAAGTCAGCTTCCATAATTTGTCCACCTGTCCATCGTGATACAAACACACGCTTAACAGGAAACGTACCACCTCTAGGCATGTTCTGCATGTTAGGATCAGCACCACTAAACCGTCCTGTACTGGTACGGTGTTGTAACAGTCTGACATGTAGCTTGCCATCTTTTTTTGTATAGGTAGATATACCGTCAACAAAACTAGATAGGTATGTATCAACAGCCGACAGCCTACGTACATTTTGTAAGAATGTTATAGCGTCTGTCATGTTACGACCTCTGGCTACATTCTCAAGTAACTCAAGGTTAGTCTTGTTTGTACTAAAGCCATTAGCACTAACCCACTTAGAGTTGGGTGCTTTAAACTTTAACCCTGCTACATTAGGAGTATCGCTAAAGATATAACCGACACCTGTGCAGTCAGGACACTTGCTAGGTTTAGCAAAAGGTTTACCGTCTTTCTTTGTCTTGCGTATCATACCACGACCAGAGCAAGCTCTACATTGCTTGGCTTGCTTCTTGTACACAATACTAGAGTGCCACGCTACATTCTCTTTGTAGTCTGTATTATTCATGTATGGCTCAAACTGATTACCCCACATGGCTTTATCGTTAGGCTTACGACTATAGATAACCCACGATAACTGCTCTGGACTATTGAGATTGATAGGATAGTCACCCATTAACTCACGGCATTGTTTGTCAAGACTCTGTACAAGAGTAGCACGTTCAGTCTCAAACTCCTTACGCACATCTTCAAGCACAGTAAGGTCTACAGAAAAACCACGTTGATATATACGTGCCAAGCAGACAGCTACTTCATCTGTAAGTTTAGCTGTAGTACTAAGCATAGAGTCAGTCGTAGCTAGTCTATGCTGTAGCTTGTTAGCAAGCTGCTGTGTAGCATGTAGGTCAGCAGATAAATACTCCGACAGTTCATCAACAGGTATGTCTCTAGTTGAATATCCTTTCTTGAAGTATTCCTTTAGAGTGTCCTGTTTCTTGGTAGCAAGTTCAAACCTTTCAGCACAGGCTTCAAGAGATAGTGGTTCTTTCAACCCACGTTGTAAGACGTAGGTGTTAAGCATAGTATCAAATACCTTACCATCATACGTGAACCCAGATTCCCACAGCCACATCAAGTCATGTGGTGCGTTGTGCATAATAAGAAGTGTTGTTGCGTCCAACATTCTCTGCACTTTCTCCTTGCCTGACGGTGTAGGTTCTCTGTCTGCATGGTCAAAGATAATAATAGTTTCCTTACCAGACTCGCATAACATACCCACCATAGTCAGGCTATTGTCAGGTTCAAATGGGTCTAGGTGTAGCTTACCATTACGGTGCGTAACGGTGTTTTCTACATCAAGAGTTAGTTTCATTTATTTTACCTCCGTTAAGGCTTCCCAAGAAACAGGAAATAGTTTGTGCATGTGGTCACTAACTTGGTACGCTATCATTTTACTTTCTACTTGTGCGTCCTTTGCACATCTTAATCTACACATATCTGCAAAAGCATCAAGACTACCAGACCAAAACCATTCAGTCATGTGACATATTGGCAACGCCATACGTGCTTGTTCTTCA